ACCGGATGCCCCGGGGCCAAAAAGGACCCCACAGGACACGTGCACCAATGAAATTGCGTGCTTTGAGGTAAGTTAGCTGGAAATGGGGTTTTGAAAGCGACAAGTCATACGAGTCGTATTTATACTGCTGCTGCGGATCAACTTTTGTCAGGATGTGGGATCCATTGCTTAATGACTTTCCCGAGTCGGTTCACGGCTTTCGGTGTATGCTAGCTGTCAAGTACTTGCAGGCCGTTGAATCGACCTACGAGCCCAATACTTTGGGCCACGAATTGATCCGCGATCTGATTCTTGTCCTCCGGGCCCGTGATTATGGCGAAGCGAACAGGAGATATTCTCATTTCCACTCCCGTTTCGAAGGTTCGTCGAAAACTGAACTTCGACAGCCCCTACATGAGCCGTGCTGTTGCCCCCACTGTCCTGGTCACAAGCAAGCGTCGACAATGGGCCAACAGGCCCATGTATCGAAAGCCCAGGATGTACAGGATGTATCGAAGCCCAGATGTCCCTAAGGGCTGCGAAGGCCCATGCAAAGTTCAGTCGTACGAACAACGAGACGACGTTAAGCACACCGGTATCGTCCGGTGTGTCAGTGATGTTACTAGGGGGAGTGGAATCACTCATCGTGTCGGAAAAAGGTTTTGTGTGAAGTCTATATACATTCTTGGCAAGATCTGGATGGATGAGAACATAAAAAAACAAAATCATACGAATCAGGTCATGTTCTTTCTTGTTCGTGATCGTCGTCCAAATGGGTCCAGTCCACTGGACTTCGGACAGGTTTTTAATATGTTCGACAACGAGCCCAGCACTGCGACAGTTAAGAACGATCTGCGCGATCGTTTCCAAGTTATGCGAAAGTTTCATGCCACCGTGGTCGGTGGCCCCTCTGGGATGAAGGAGCAGGTGCTGGTAAAACGCTTCTTTCGTGTGTACAATCATGTGGTCTACAACCACCAAGAGGCTGCGAAGTATGAGAATCATACTGAGAATGCGATGTATGTATATGGCGTGACACACTTTTCGAATCCTGTGTATGCAACATTGAAAATTCGTATATACTTTTATGACTCAGTTACGAATTAATAAAGATCGAATTTTATTACGTGTTTTTCTTGTACATCGATTGTCCCAATAAGGACATTTTCCAATACATGACTTACGGCCCTAACAACCAAATTTAGACTAATTACACCTAACATATCGAGGTATTTCAGAACTTGCGTTCTAAATACCCTTAAGAAACGACCAGTCTGAGGCCGTAAAGTCGTCCAGATTCGGAAGTTCAGGAAAGCTTTGTGAATCCCCAACGCCCTCCGAAGGTTGTGGTTGAATCGTATTTGCATTTGTATTATGTCGTGACGGCAAAGAAAGGGGCGTTGGTGGTGTTCTGTTATCGTGAAATATAGGGGGTTGTTTATCTTCCAGGTAAACACGCCATTCCATGCTTGATCCGCAGTAATGTATTCCCCGGTGCGAGAATCCATGATTCTGGCACGAGATATGCAGGTAATATGAGCAACCGCACTTTAGATCAACGCGTCGTCGCCGAATCGTCTTCTTTTTGGCGAGTCTGTGTCTGATCTTGATGCTCGGCTGAGAAGAGAGGTTCTGTGAGGAAGACGAATTCGGCATTCTTTTCCGCCCACTCTTTTAGTGCATAGTTCTTTTCCTCCTCTAGAAACTCTTTATACGAAGAAGATGGGCCCGGATTGCAAAGGAAGATAGTGGGAATTCCGCCTTTAATTTGAATCGGCTTTCCGTATTTCGTGTTGCTTTGCCAATCACGCTGGGCCCCCATGAACTCTTTGAAGTGCTTTAGATAATGCGGGTCGACGTCATCAATGACGTTGTACCACGCATCGTTGCTGTAGATCTTTGGACTCAGGTCAAGGTGACCACATAGGTAATTATGTGGTCCTAATGATCGGGCCCACATCGTCTTTCCCGTACGACTCTCACCCTCTACCACGATACTCTTCGGTCTCCACGGCCGCGCAGCGGAAGAACAAACGTTCGTTGATGCCCAATCAACGAGCTCAGGCGGTAGCAACGTGAAAGACGACATCGGAAAAGGACACACGAAAGGAGCCACAGGTTCTTCGAAGATTCGATCCAAATTTGACCTGATATTGTGGTAGTGAAGGACGTAGTCCTTCGGTGCGAGCTCCTTGATCACAGACATAGCCTCCCCTTTATTACTCATGTTAAGCGCCGTGGCGTAAGCGTCGTTAGCTGTCTGTTGTCCACCCCTTGCAGATCGACCGTCGATTTGAAACTTGCCCCACTCGACGATGTCGCCGTCCTTGTCCAGGTAAGACTTCACGTCTGTACTGGACTTAGCGCTTTGTATGTTGGGGTGGAAACAGGCGCTACGGCTTGGGTGTACGTGATCGAAGAGGCGATTGTCTGTGATTGTGATCTTTCCGGCGAACTGCAGGAGCACATGGAGATGAGGTTCCCCATTCTGGTGCAGTTCTCTGCACACCTTGACGTATTTTAGGTTCGACGGAAGGGAGAGGCCGACTAAAAAGGAAAGTAGCTCTTCTTTGGAGAGAGAGCACCTGGGATATGTGAGGAAAATGTTTTTCGCTTGTATTCTAAAGCGGGGAGGCCTCATGTTGACCAGTCAATTGGAGACACCCCCCAGATCACTAACCCCTGTATATTGGAGACTGGAGACAATATATAGAAGTAGTAAGAGGTATTAATAGGATTTGGAAAGTAGGGGCATCCTATAATATT